GAAATTGCGCAGCGGCTTGTTACGCAACAGCTCTATAGCCTGCGGGATCAATTGCTGATCCGCTGGCGTCATCTGTCCTGCGGCGGCGTAAGCAAGGATCGTCTCGGGCTGGAAGTGCAGGCACATCACCTGCGATTTGAGCTTGATGATTTCGGAGGCGTAAAGCGCAACATCCTCCTGCATGGAGCGCAGTCTCAATCCCGCGTACTGGCCTTTGATTTGCTGCGCGGTCGCGGTTTCGCTGGCGAACGAGGTGCCGCGGATGATGTCCGAGATGCCCGTGATTTCGTAGATTTGGCTCTTGATGTCCTCTCTAGCTCTATAGCAGTTAAGTAGCGCATTTGCGAGCGTGTCAAGCGGGAGGAGGTCAATGCTTCCTTTAAGGCCGCCCTTTTCGCTGAAAGCCATCCACTTATCAACTGGAATAAGCGCATTGTTGTCGCCCTCCGTGAGAAGCCGTTGCAGCGCAGGCTGGCTGGCGTCGTACACGCCACGCACACGCAGCGCCTTCACCAACCCGTCAATGCGGTCAGAGAGGATGTCCAACTCCATCGCCTGATCTTGGTACAGCACGAAATCGGGAACGGGTACGAGCGTGTCGCTAGTCGTGGTCGCGTAAAGCGGCTTCGGGCAGGGAAAGAATGCCTCAAGGCCGAGCGGGTCATCGCGCACATCAATCATCTGCGGCATGCCCTTGCAGAACCAATAGACCTTCTGCGTCTCCTTGTCCCACAGCTCGCAAATCTTGGCGCGGTTGTACGTGCGTTTGCTCTCGTTGTACGCGTTGAGCGGCTCCGGCCCTTGGTCTAGCGGGATGCGGCGTGCCATTTCATCGCCAAACCGCTCCACAAGCGCCTCACGGGTCATGTAGACCCAGCGCCACACCTGCCCCACTTCTTCCCATGTGCGGGCCTGTGAGTGACCGAAATCGCGCCAATGCACGTAATCCACGACGGCGCACTCGTACTCAATCTGCTCCATCGGTTCGGACATTTCGCCCTGTTCAACCGTGGAGGTGACCGATACGCCGTCGTCATCAATGCCGATGGGCGAGGTGTGCGGCTCATAGCGCACCCATGCGCTGCCGCGACCGCCCAAGAACCGATCCTCCACGCTGTATTTCATCGTGGAACGGAAGTCGGGGTAATGCTCAATCTCAAAGTCAATCGCACGCTCAAGGAGCTGCGCGGCCACGCGGCCCACCGGGTCGTTGTCACCAAAGCGGCGGCTAATGTCAGCCTTTGGCAGTTTGGCGTAAACGGCAGGCGTCAACGTCTGCACGTTTGACCACAGGATGTTGAACTTGGCCGATTCGGTCAGCGTTTGCCCACGGGTGTCGTCGCGGTAACGCTTGACGATCTTCTTGACCCGCGCCGTCCACTTGGCAAATTCGTTGTCGTATTGCCCGACGATTTTGAGGTAGCGATCCACCTCGCTGCTGACCAACATCGGTTCCATTACGCTTTCCCCTCGTTACGGGCGCTGATCGCTCGAGCCTTGGCCTTGGCGTCGTCTTTGCTGGATGCGCCCCAAGCACGCAGCGCAAGCGCAAGGCGTGTGGGTTCACCGTTCTTCGCCATCGGCCCCGGCATGTTGCCCATGCGGGCAAGGAAGCTGGCGCGGCGTGGGTTGTCGCCCTTCTTCACAGGAGGTTTGAGCGTGCCACCCGTCTCGGCTTTGTACGAAGCACGGCCCTTGGCGTTGAGGCCGCCCTTTGGGTTTTTGCCCTCGCTACGCTGCCACGCTGCGGTCATTTGTTCTCCGGCTTCGCGGTCTTGGCGGCTTGCTTGAAGTCAGCGGCGCTAGGGCGTCCTGCTTCGCCGGGGCGCTTCATACGCTCGCCGGAGCCAGCCTTGATCCGCTCCTGCTTGGCTAGGATGTTGGCATAAAGCCCGGGCTTGCGGTTCATGCGGTGAAGAACCCGACAGCAAGAACAGCCAGCCCTGCGCCTGTCGTAATCGCCCACGGGCCGGAAGCCGAGGCGGCGTTGATCTCAAGGCTGTAGACGCCGACGGGCGTGTTGGCGGCCATCGTCAGCACCGTGGTGCTGCCATCCAGCACGCTCAACGTAGAGGTGCCGGTCGTCGTAACCGTGACCACGATGCGGTGCAGGTAATCGCCTACCGCGCCCGTTCCACCCAACACCTGCGCGGTCTGGGAGGCGGCCACAGTCTCGTAAGGGTATCTGTTCGGTGACGTAATGCTCATATCCGCGCTCTCCGCGAGGTTGTCCGATCATGCACCGCCCACATGTCGTTGAGTGTGACGGTGTTCTGTGGGCCGACCATGAGCGGTTTAGGCTCAAGGGCCGGGGTCTTGTCAGCAGTCTCTTGCCATGATACCGCAAGCATACGGAAAGCGTCAGCCGGGTGGCTAGTCCAATCGTGGCGCGGTGACTGACGATAGGCTTTTTTGTCCTCGTCGTACTCGCGCTGGTACTGACGCAGCGCCTCTATGCCATCGCGGCATTTCTCGGCGTCAAACCAAATGCGCGGCAGCGTCATGCGCACCGCTTGTATGCCTGACTGCACGCCAATGTCGGGAACGACGGCGAGTTTGGCGACATCCAGATGCACCGCGAGCTGCTCAATGATGCTCTTACCCGTTTGCAGGCTTTTGGCTTTGGCGTCGTGCGGCAGGTAGTGGCGGGCGTAGCGGTACGGCTTTGCCATCACCGTTGTGGCGATGTCGTAGATGTCAGCACCCGACACCGCAAAGAAGTCTATGACGCGGATTTCCCCGCGCCCGATCTGGTAGAACCATATCGCCGTATCGTCCCGATACCCCAAGTCCCAGCTGCTATAGACAGGCAGGTTGGGGTCGTGTGGCACTTGGCAGATGCGGCCTTGTTGGTCAGCCTCACGCATTTCCTTGCCGTAAAAAGCGCCGAGGATGGCAGCCTCAAAACTGCACTCGTACTCCTGCAAATACTGATCCTCGGCCAATTGCGCCCGGGCGGCGGCTAGTTCGCCGCTAGGGAGAAGCCCGCTGCTGGAGGCGGGGAGGCGCAGCAGGAACCACTCGTCAGAAAGACGAGCAGCGGTTTCGTAAATCTCCCAAAAGGCATTCTTGCCTTTGGGCGTACCGCCAAACACCGCCCAGCCTTGTTTGTCGGAGAGGGCAGGGCGTATGACGTTGCCGAATACGCTGGGTTTGAAGTCACCGTATTCGTCCAGGTAAATGCCATCAAACCCAAGGCCACGCATCGCGTCGGCGTTATCCGCGCCAAACAGCCTGATCTTGGCCCCGTTGATTAGCTCTACGGTCAGCTCAGATTCGTTCGTTTCCCGCGTTACCGGGGCGGCGTAAACCTTTAGGTAATCCCACGCCACCGATTTTGCCTGCGACCGATAAGGGGCGCAGTACCCATATAAGGGATTTTGGCTTTTCGCAAACATCGCAGCGCGGATAATGTCGTTGATGGCCGCCACCGTTTTGCCCGCACGCCGATGAGCCACCAAGCACGCCCATCGTTGAGTGCGCTCATGAAACGGCATGAACGCCTTACGTGGGGCGTACCGAATAACTATTGGGGCGGCAACCATGTAATAACCAAGTCTTTGCCGTCAGCCCCCGTGACTTCGTTCTTTTCGCGCTGACCGAGATACTGCTTGCCGAGCCATACCAGCATCGTTGTGTTGCCTTCTTCCAACGCTCGCCATTGGTGGCGGCGCAGCGACATTTTGCCGCCTTCCATGCCGCTTTTATAAATCTCCATAAACTTCTCGTCGGTTAGCAGCGTATTGACGTGACAACCAAGCCAAGCGGCGATTTCGGTCTGCGTACATTGGATGCCTGCCAGCTTCTTAACAGCTTCATAATCAATCTCAAACGGGGGGCGACCGCCGCCCTCCCCTTGGTTACCTTGCTTGGGTTGACCGGTGCGTTCGCTAATGCGCGTTTCCTTGCGTCTCATGCTGCGGCCTTAAACGGTTCGCCAGTAGATTCCAGCACAGCTTTCTGGCCGGTAAACTTTTCCCACCGTTTAACGATGACGTCCACGTACTTCGGGTCTAGTTCCATGATGCGGGCGATGCGTCCGTTCTTTTCCGCAGCGATCAGCGTTGTACCGCTTCCACCAAATGAGTCCAGCACGATATCCCCGCCCTTGGTGTTGTTAAGCAGCTGGTACTCAAACAGCGCAACGGGTTTCATCGTGGGGTGTTCGCCGTTTCGGGATGGCTTATCAAACTCCAAAATTGTCGTTTGTTTTCTGTCTGCCGCCCACAAATGAGATGCCCCATCCTTCCACCCATATAAACAAGGTTCATGCCGCCATTGATAGTCCTGCCGCCCCAAAACCAGCGATGATTTTTTCCAAACGAGACATTGGCGCACCTGCCAGCCCGCGTCCTTGCACGCCCCACGGAAGTTATAACCTTCCAAATCAGCGTGCCAAATGTAAAAAACCGCTCCCGGTTTAAGCATTGCGTCAGCCGTAACAAAGGCGTCCCGCAAAAAAGTTCTGAACGCTTCATCGCCCATGCTGTCGTTTTGAATTGTCAGCTTTTCTTTTGTCCCACCTTCATAAGCCACGTTATACGGGGGGTCGGTCAGCAGCATATCTACCCGCTGATCCCCGCAGAGGCGCTCCATTGCGGTCATTTCTAGGCTGGAGCCGCACATAACTCGGTGCTGGCCGCACACCCATACGTCGCCGGGGCGCGTGACAGGCTCCACGGGCGGCTCTGGCGTATCGTCTGGGTCGGTTAGCCCCTCCGTTCCATTTTCGGCTAATAGGGCTTCTATTTCGTCCGTGTCAAAGCCCGTTAGGTCAAGGTCAAAGTCCAACGCCTTTAGGTCGGCTAACTCCAGTTTGAGCATGGCCTCGTCCCACCCTGCGTTCAAGGCGAGTTTGTTGTCGGCAATAACATAAGCCCGCTTCTGGGCGTCCGATAGGTGAGACAGCCGTATACACGGCACTTCGGTCAGTTTCAGCTTACGAGCAGCCATAACGCGCCCGTGACCGGCAATGATGCCGTTGGCCTCGTCTATCAATACGGGGTTGGTGAACCCAAATTCGCGGATGCTGGCCGCGATCTGGGCTACCTGTGCGTCGCTATGTG